GTAGTGGCAGGTTTTCGGCCTTGACTTCCAATCGGTTTTTGATCGCTAGGGAGGCCCCTTCCCCGTCGGAGAAGTCGATCACCTCGGCAGACACAACCGAACCAATCGATCGTTTGACCTTCGAGCCTACCTCAACGTGTTCATCAGTGAGGGGGAGTCCGGCCATTTTTTCTGCGGCGCGTGCGATTTGTGCGGGGGACCGATAGACCTTGAAGATTTTATTTGCCGGTTCCAGACCGAGCTCATGCCCGAAATAATCCAAGACGCCATCACGTACTGATACGGCGGTTTTTTGCTCGACGTCAAAAGTTACTGCATCGAAAAAATGGCCGGAAATAATGGACTGTGCCATTTCGCGCCTCCCCTTGTCTTATATTAATACAGATATAGAAAGTTCCTGTCAACATTATTTTTTCATTCTGGAATCACGGCATAGGAATCACAGCGGCAGTTGAAGTCGAGGCCAGGGTAAAGATATTCGCCATCGACGCTGGAATAGCAGCCCTCATCGAGCCGGTATCGTTTGCCGTCACGGTCAGCGTGGCTTGGTCGGACGGTGTCATCTCCGGATGTGGACCAAATTGCCTCCTCGATGCCCAGGTGTTGTTGACGGATTTTATTTGCCAGACCGTTGAAATTGCCGATCTGGTTTCGGGCCAAAGTTGACGCATTGCGCAACCGCTTGGCCTCGAGGACGGAATAAGTCGTCTCGATATAGGCCAGGTCCCGGCCCTCGGCCATCAGGTGCAGGGTATGCTCCAGGGACTCCTGAAGGGCCTTGTCACGGAGTGATTGAATCCACATTACCGTCTCGTTGATCAGGGCGTTGATCTCCCAGGTGGCACCGTCGGCCTTTATCAGATTCTTGGTGTCGATGCCAAGGGCCGGGGAAACAGCCCGGTAAAACGTGGCCTTGTTGTACAGGTCGGCCTTTTGCAGGATTTCAGCGACCGTTTCTTGGATTCGCTCGTCTGATAACTGAGCAAGGATTCGCCGCTTGACATTGGCCGCTTTTTTTTGCGCCTCGACTGCCCAATTATCGTCGGTGAGAGTCAACATTTTTGCGGCGGCTTCGGAGTCGGCAAATTTGGCAATCTCGGATTTGGTCAGTGAAAACACGTTATTTCGCCAGCGATTGAACACCTGCCGAACCATAAATTCGCAGAACCGGACAAGGGCCGCTTCCTGGGCCTTCGGGGGTGCTGGCATGCGGACCAGTTTTTCACCCCGGTTAAGTTTCGGTCGTTTTTTTGCCATCATCGAACCCCGGGAATTCAGCGTCTAAATCCTCTTCCTGCAAGATCGTCTTGTCCACCAAATAGCGGCGGTGGTCTTCACCCATGTTGAATAATTTTCCGGCGTTGTCAATAACCTTGCCCTCGTATTCGATCTGCTGGGCCGGTGTGCCTTCCTTGGTTTTCGGGAATTCGGCCGGTGGTTGACCCAGGATCGCCAACAGTTCGTTGATCGGGTCAATCAGGAAGGACTTGGTACGATTAAATGTCCGTTGGAGCGTGTTTTGTTCCTGCGTTCCGGCGGAATTCAACCCCTCGACCGCCTGACCAACCAGCATTGGCACCGGGATACCCGTGACCATTGCCAATCGTTGCAGGGTCAATCGGGACACATCGGCAACGTCGGACAGCGTTTGAGACACGGACACAACGTCATCTTCACTGTCAATTATCCCGTCACCGTATATCGAGCGGAGGTCTGCCAGGGCCGAGTAGTATCTAATCAGGTCCCTATCTCGGTTGGCCGCCAAGGCCTCCTTGAACCCTTTGATTTTATGGAAGACCGTTGAATTCTTCTCGATTATCGCAGACCCGGCCCGTTGGACGATTTGGTCGTTGACGATTTCGTTACGGATTAACTCAAGTTCCGAAATCCCGCCGAAATTATACACCTGGGCTTCGCTGCTTGGAGGTTCGACGTAGCGAAAATCCACCAAGTGCGACCAGTGGATTACCTGATGTCTGACTCGGTACGTCGTCGGTAGATCAAAGCGTTCGTCGAACAAATCATCCACCGGGTCACTGGCCGTTACGTCGGAACCGGGGAAAACGACCAAACGGACCTTGTCGGGATTGACTCGGCCTCGCCGGGGCTTGGTCAGGTCAACCCCAGGCTGTGCTACCAGGACAACAGCTCGACCGTAGCCCAGCATGTACCGACAGGCCTCACGGACTAAGACATCGAGCCGGTCGAGGTAAAACTTTTCCGCCGTGTCAGACTCGAAGGCCAATGTATCGTCCAAGGCCCCGGTCGTTTTGATATCGATTATTTGCTGACAGACACCCAGTTTATTCAGCTGCTGTAGCTCGGAATTTGATACACGCGGGGCATTGACGATGTTGGTGGCAATCCCTGACCTGCGTTGGGCAAGTTGGTTTCTGACGTTGATTAGGCCGTCTTCAAAAGTGCTCATAACAACTCCTTGTAATCCCAGGTCGTCCCAAGTTCATTATACGCCCTCGAGCAGGCGTCTACAATGTCGTCATGTTTGCCGAAGGGAAAACTCCGCAATTCATCAAGTAGTGCCTCGTTCCATGATGCCCGCAACATTCTCACGTTACCGACGTTGACCTGGGCGGCGAACGGTTCCGCCCGGGTGGCCTTGTCGCCGGTCTCGCGGCTGAAGGAAAACGAAAGGCCCTGCAATTTTTTGGATAGGTAGTTCATCTGCGCGACGCCGGCTTGGCCGGGGTCCTGGGGTATCGACTGTCGGCAACCGTCAAGCTGGGCAGTCTGCACAATCAACCGTTCAACATCCTCCGGTCCTCCCTGGGTGCGTTGCAAATCCGCAATATAGGTCACGTCGTCTTTTTGACCGAGTTTGGCCCCGACGGTCCAGTCGCCATCCTTGCGAGTCGCTGCCAAATCCCAACCCCTAACCCAGGCTATCCCGTGCGGCAGGGCGTGGACAATTTCGATGTTTTGCGGCCTGAACATATTGCCATCCTCGACAACCGGCCGTTGTTGGTACAGGCTAGCCCAGGATGCGGCCCCTCGTTCGGCCTGGCGTTCCAGTAAAAAATCAAGCGACTTGAATTCTGGGAACAGTGCCTCACCTGCCCGGCGGTATTCGTCGTCGGTTTCTGCGATTGCCGGGAATCGGATCAAGGTCACGTCATCACGATTGGCCAGCAACCGCCCTGCCGGGTCGTCAACGTGCCAGCGGGTCATTACCAGCAACAGCCCGGCTTTGTCGGAGAATCGAGAAAAAACGTCGTCCATCAGCCAGTCCCAAGTCTTGTTGCGGATCGTCTCGGACTGCGCCTCGGCCCGGCCCTTGATGGGGTCGTCGATTATTCCGATGTCGAGCGATTCCCCAGTAATCGGCCCTCCCACCGTGGTATTGCGAAAATAGCCCTCCTGGTCAACGTACTCCAATAGCTCACTGTTGCGGCGGTGTTGGCTACTGACCGTGACAATGTTCGCTTGGTTGATCTTGGTCTTGGGGAAGGTTAGTTGATAGCGCTCACTGTCAAATATCCGCTGGAGGGCCAAGTTGGTGCGGACCCCCAGGCGGTCGGAAAACGAGGCGAAAATAACCTTTTTTGACGGGTCCTGACCGGCAATCCAGGCCACGGCGTCGGTAATTGCCGAGGATTTGCCGTGCTGGGGCGGTGTGCAGATGATATAGATCGGTCGTTTTCCGGCTTGCAGGTCGTTCCAGAATTGTTGGATTTTGCCGGATAAAACACGGGGGAACCAGCCGGGAATCAGGTTGGGATGTTGGAATTGGCGAAAGTCCCACAGGTTCCGTTGGCTAGCACGGATTTTGGCCTCTTCAACAATGTCGACATTTTCCCAACTCACTCATAATCCTATATCGGCCCGCTTGAGGCCGCGCCTGGCAAGCTCTTCGTCAAGCTCTTCGTCGGTCAAATCCTCGAACGGGCGGCGCTTGTTCGGGGACATCGAGCCGTCGCTGGATGTTATATCGACTTTTAGGGCTGGCTCAAATCCGTATTGCTTGTCTAGTGATTCACTGGCCTGGATGATGGCCCGGGGGTCTTTTTTCTCCAGGGCCAGTTGGAGGGCCTGACGCTTTGTTTTTATCGACAATTCCAGTGACCATAGAGCAGCGATGGTGGCGGCCTCCTGGAGGGCCTCCTGGAGGGCCTTGATCCTTCCCGAAACCTTACCGTCTGCGGCCAGTTCGCTAGCCCTCGACCAAATCGTCGAATCTGCCATATTTTCGGCGTTGTAGGCGTGTCTGTATGCGTCGGCCTGGGTCATTCCCGAAGCGACCGCCTGTGCGAATTTTTCTTGCTTGGAAGTTAGGGTCATCTAGAGCCTCAATTTCATCGATTCAAACGAATCACCTGTAGACTCAAGCACCGCCTCTTGACCTGTGAAATCTTGCCACCTGCGGATAATTACGTCACAGTATTTGGGGTCAATCTCCATTAGACGGGCCTGTCGGCCGGTCTTCTCACAGGCAATCAGAGTTGATCCGCTGCCTCCGAATGGATCAAAAACGATCCCTGTCTTTTTTCTGACGATGCTTATGCCCTTTTCAGGAAGCGCTACAGGAAAACATGCTTTGTGGTTATCTGCCTGCGAATTGGTGTTGCTGATCGGCCAGAAGTTGCTCACATACTCGTCCAAGCCAAGCATTTCGCCGGTCGTCGAGAATAAATAGATCGGCTCCCAATCACGCCTCAGCGAACTCGTAAAGGGAATCGTTGATGACTTCTTCCAGCAAATTTGTTCAATCAAAAACGGCAGGCGATCTTCGATTTGTTTGATGTATTCGAAGCGCGAGTTTGCGTTGTAGCTGACATTCCAGAAAATGAATCCATTAGTGACCGAAAAACATACTTCCAGCACCCGCTTGGTGAAATCAATATACTCGGCTGATGGCAAGTTGTCGGAATATCCTTCGCCGTAAAGTTTCTTTGACTTCTTGCTGGAGAATATGCAGCCATCTTTGACTCGCGTGTTTGCGTTATATGGCGGGGAAGTAAATACCAGATCGGCAAATCTGCCTTCCATCAGTGTTGCAACGCTTCC